CCTTTAACGCAAAATCAGCTAAAAGTGTTTGAGAGTAGAAAGCACTTAGTTCTTCACGGCGTGGCTGGAACTGGAAAAACCTTTATATCGTGCTATTTGGCTTTTGACGATATGGCAAAGGGAGAGTACGAAAAACTAGTAATGATACGAAGCGCTGTTCCTACTCGTGACATGGGATTTTTGCCTGGAAACGAGAAAGAGAAAGGTGGAGTATATGAAGCACCTTATAAAGATATAGCGACCGAGCTGTTTCAGCGAGGAGATGCGTATGATATACTAAAAACTAAAGGGCTTGTTCATTTTATGACCACTTCTTTCATTCGAGGAGTGACATTAAGAAACGCAGTTGTAATAGTAGATGAGTGTCAGAACATGAGTTTTCATGAGCTAGACTCAATAGTTACTCGACTAGGAGAAGGTTGTAGAATTATTTTTTGCGGGGATTTTCGGCAAAGCGACCTACAGAAAAATGGACTAAAAGACTTTTTTAGAGTCTTAAAAGCTACTAATCAGTTTGATGCGGTTGATTTTGAAATAAAAGACATCGTTAGAAGCGAGTTTGTAAAATCGTATATAACGGCAAAACATGACTTAGGGCTATAAAATGAAAAAACTACTATCTATATTACTACTGTCTGGTTGTGTAGCGGTAGAAAAAGACGACAGAATATGTTTAGATTGGGGACACTATCCTATAGTAGAAGAGAAATGTACCCCTTTATATGGTAACCTTATATGTGTTAGCGAAGAACGCACACAGTATTGGTGTAAATTATACGAGGAGAAAACAAATGGGTGAATTTTTGATTGGATTAGCAGTGTTTGGAGCTTGTTTCTACGCACTTGGCGGATATCTAGCACTTGTTGACGCATACTTTGCAGAGGACTAATGAAAGCAGTTTTATCTAACAGGATATTTTTAGAAGTGACTCCAGAGATGAAACAAGAGATCTCTGAAAAACTCACTTATAAAATACCTCCGCCCAATAAACACGAGCCTCCGCAGATTATCAAGAATATGACTAGAATTAAGTCTGACTTGGTATCAATACCAATCGGACGAACGGATCTTATACCAGATGACTATGAAATTGTGGATAAAAGGCTTAATATTCGGGCTAATTTTCCTGAGTTTAAGTTTGATTTACGACAAAGCCAACAAGATGTCTACGACTCCCTCGACGACAACTGCATCATCAACGCATGGGTCAGCTGGGGAAAAACTTTTACCGGGCTCGCATTGGCGGGAAAACTCGGGCAAAAGACACTTGTTGTAACTCATACAGTTGCCTTGAGAAATCAATGGGCAAAAGAGGTTGAAAAAGTATATGGAATTAAACCTGGAATTATTGGCAGTGGCAGTTTCGATACCGACTCTGCTATTGTTATTGGTAATACTCAGACACTCTACAGAAATATTGATAAAGTTAGAAAAGAGTTCGGAACCATTATATTAGACGAAATGCATCATGTTTCCTCCCCAACATTCTCTAAAATTATAGACACAAGCCACGCAAGATATAAGATAGGTTTATCAGGCACTATTGAGAGAAAGGACGGGAAACACGTAGTTTTTAGAGATTATTTTGGTCAGAAGGTTTTTAAACCCCCGCCCGAAAACTTCATGACTCCTTCAGTACATGCGGTAAAAACAGATATACGCTTTATGGACGGAGCAAGAACTCCGTGGGCAAATAGAGTCACAGCTTTATGTAACAATGAGGAATATAGACATATTATATCATTGGCGGCAGCAACCTATGCGGCTCGAGGCCACAAGGTACTTGTGGTGTCAGATCGAGTTCATTTTTTAAAAGCCTGCGCCGAACTAGTTGGTGATAATGCAGTATGTGTTACGGGCGAACTAGCACACGCAGAAAGAGAAATACTGATAGACGAGATTAAGTATAAGAACAAAAACATACTGTTTGGTACTCAATCAATATTCTCAGAAGGTATTTCCGTAAATAATCTAAGTTGTTTAATATTAGCAACTCCTATCAATAACGAGCCTCTTCTTACTCAGCTAGTAGGTAGAGTGATTCGAAAACAGGAAGGTAAAATAGATCCTGTAGTTGTTGATATACATTTAAAAGGGGAAACTGCTCGAAGGCAGGCCTCAAATAGAATGGGTTTCTATATGAAGCAGGGCTGGAAAATTAAGCAAGTTTAAAAATAGTTCTTGACATTTAGCACGAGTTTTAGTATAATATATGATTCTATACGATTGGAAAAAGGTTTGGTACTACTCAGATGGTAACGCAAAAGATGTATACCGAATCATCAAAATGATTACAAACAGAGAGATTCCCAGAAATAAAAAGGATCCTATTCATAAATTTTATGGGAAGGATTTTGCTGGCAATTCATTTCTGTTACATCCAGAAAATCTTATATTCAACTCTTACAAGCATGAATATAAGGATATAGGCGTATATCTGGCCCTAGCGTCTTTAAGGTCTTATACAGACTTCAAACTAACGGGCGATACAACACTAGACATAATGGCAATGCCATTTGGTACTAGGGAACTTTCACAGAACAATGAACTTCTTTTGGAAAAGAATAACAGAATGTTTTTCCTATACGAAGAAGTGACACAGGAGAATATACATTAATGGCTATTTCATTTAACAAGTCAAAGGGCGCAGCCCAAAAAAGCAGCATTACTTCTTACCAGTACGTTGACGGAGATAACTCTATCCGTTTAGTAGGCGACGTTCTCGCTCGCTATGTTTACTGGATTCCCGGCGAAAACAACAAGGACATTCCTTTTGAGTGCCTTGCTTTTGATCGCAACGAAGAAGCATTTAATAACAAAGAGAAAGATTGGGTTCGTGAGTACTTTCCCGACCTCAAGTGTAGCTGGAGCTACGCTATGCAGTGTATTCACAATGGTGAAGTAAAAGTCTTGAATCTCAAGCGTCGTCTTTTTGACCAGATTCTTACTGCGGCAGAAGATCTTGGAGATCCTACCGACCTAGAGACTGGCTGGGACGTTAAGTTTAAGCGTGTAAAGACTGGACCTCTTCCTATTAATGTTGAATACCAACTTCAAGTATTGAAGTGTAAGAATCGTCCTCTCGACGAAAGTGAGCTGGCCGCTGTCGGTGAACTAAAGTCTATGGATGACGTAATGCCTCGTCCTACTCCAGACGCACAGAAAGAGCTTCTTGACCGCCTTCGCGACGGTCCTGAGAGCGAAACTGATATGGATGAAAGCATCGAAGCAGAGTTTAACATCTAATGAGCTATGAAAAACATGGTAGAGGGACAGTAGCGTCCCTCTTAGTTCACGCTGATTTGATAAAGCAAGGGTATCAAGTTTTTACGGAAGACACTAGCCAAGGTTTAATAGACTTAGTAGCTGTACATCTCCAAACTGGAGAAACAAGATATTTTGATGTTAAGTGCTTGGCAAGAAGAGCTGACGGAAGTAAAATTAATAGAATACTAAAATCTGACCAAAAGGAGTTTGAAAAGACTTCAGGTTTAAAAATAGAATTAGTATACGCAGATACAGAAACTCATGAAATACAGTACCCCACTAGAAGAACCAACAGGAAATTAGTGGCATGATTTTATTCACGGCTGATTGGCATATTAAACTGGGACAAAAGAATGTCCCAGTTGAATGGTCGAAGAAAAGGTATGAAATGTTCTTTGAGCAGATCCACAGCTTAGAGAATATGTGTAATACTCATATAATCGGGGGCGATCTTTTTGATCGCTTACCGAATATGGAAGAGTTAGAGCTATACTTTTCTTTTATTCGTAACGTAAAAATACCCACAATTATTTATGATGGCAACCACGAAGCCACAAAGAAGAACAAAACGTTCTTTAGTCAGCTAAAGCAAGTATCTAGGGACATTAATCCCTTAGTACAAATAGTAGATATATCGTACATAGACAATGACTTGGGATTTGGGATTCTTCCTTATGCTGACTTACATCGTAAAGACAGTATAGAGCAGTTTCCTACGCATATGCCTTTGTTTACTCATGTTCGTGGCGAAATACCTCCTCATGTCAAGCCAGAGGTGGACTTAAGCAGGTTTGAGGATTTTCCAGTCGTTTTCGCGGGCGACTTACACGCACATAGTAATACACAACGCAACATTGTATACCCTGGAAGCCCTATGACAACTTCTTTTCATAGAAACGAAGTAACTACGGGATACCTACTTATTAATGAAATTGACTGGTCTTGGATATGGGAACCGTTTGATCTACCGCAGCTTATTCGTAAAACTGTAACAGATCCTGCGGATATGATTCCTACTAGCTTTCATCACACTATTTATGAGATTGAAGGCGATATTCAAGAGCTTGCTACCGTTAAAAACAGTGAACTACTTGACAAAAAAGTAGTCCGACGAAGTAGTGAAGCTACGCTGGTTATGGATAAGGAAATGACAATTCAAGATGAATTATCAGAGTATTTAACTTATATCTTAGAAATGAAACCTGAAAAGGTGGATAACATAGTAGGAATATATAATGATTACGCTCAAAAAATTACAGTGGAGTAACTGTTTTAGTTACGGACCTGATAATGAGCTAAATCTTGACGATAATACTGTAACGCAGATTATTGGTACTAACGGTATGGGCAAGTCGTCCATACCGTTAATTATAGAAGAGGCTTTATTTAACAAAAACTCAAAGGGTATTAAGAAAACAGATATTCCTAATAGATACCTAAATGACGGATACAAGATAACTCTTGACTTTACAAAAGATCAAGATAGTTATACTATTCGAGTAGCTAGAAAAAACAATATTAAAGTAGTATTCGAAAAGAATGGCGAAGATATTTCTAGTCATACAGCTACGAATACTTACAAAAGTATTCAAGAAGTTGTTGGAATCGACTTCAAAACTTTCGCACAGTTAGTATATCAAAGTACAAATAGTAGTTTACAGTTTCTTACTGCCACAGATACTAACCGCAAGAAGTTTTTGATCGACCTTTTACATCTTGAAAACTACCTAGAATTATTTGAAGTTTTTAAAGAGGCGGCAAGGAATTCAGCAAGTACAGTTTCAATAGTAAAAGCTAAAATAGCAACTGTTGAAAAATGGTTAAACGATAACAAATTGAGTGATACAACCATAGTGCCAATGCTAAATTTATCATTTGAAACGGAAGAAGACGAAAAACTATTACGTCAACTAACGAAAGAAATTGAAAATATCTCCGAAAAAAATAAAAAAATTCAAACAAATAATAAATATAAAGAGCTGTTAAATACTATTGACCTTGACTCTTTAGAAAGTATTGAAGGATTAAAAGTTAAATCTTATGATAAGCTACAGTCACAGCTAGGAGGTCTTAAAGGGGCGGCAGCGGGGTCCAAACAACTTTTAGATAAGTTGAACGGACTTGGCGACCACTGCCCGACTTGCGAACAAACTGTAGATGCTGAGTTTGTATCTAATATGATTCAAGCAGAGTCGGAGAAGATTGAGAAGGCTCGAGAAGAGCATGGAAAGATTGTATCTGAAATCGAAAAAATTAAAGAAGACAATCTAAAAATACAACGAAGAGAGAAAGCCCAACGTGATTGGGAAGAGCTTTTTCGAAGTATTGACCAGGCTCTGCCTTCACAGACTTTGGAAAAACCAAAACTTCAAGAAGAGCTTACGGAAGTTCGCTCTCGACTGGACGCCGTAAAAGCAGATATTGAGAGAATCAATAAAGAAAATCAAAGTCGTACAAGAAAGAATACTCGTATACAAGTCATTTTGGAACAAACGGATGACTTCATCAATCAGCTCGAAGAAAGCACTAAAGAGCTTAATGTTGCTGAAGAGGCTCTTTCTAATCTGGAAGTATTGAAGAAAGCATTTAGTACTAACGGTCTGATTGCTTACAAGATTGAAAATCTAGTAAAAGAACTAGAAGAGCTTACGAATTATTATTTGGCAGAGCTGTCTGATGGCAGGTTTACGTTAGAGTTTGTAGTTTCAAACGACAAGCTCAATGTACAGATCACGGACAACGGAAATATAGTAGATATTCTTGCGTTATCTTCTGGAGAGCAGGCAAGGGTAAATACAGCTACTCTGATTGCGATTCGAAAGCTCATGAGTAGTATTTCCAAATCAAGAATTAACTTACTCTTCTTAGATGAAGTAATAAATGTTCTTGATGACATGGGCAGAGAAAAGTTAGTAGAAGTCTTATTAAAAGAAGATCTACATACTTATATTGTTAGTCACGGATGGGCACATCCATTGTTAGAAAAACTCGAGGTAATTAAGTGCGACAACGTATCCAAACTAGAACACTAAGACTACAAGCAAGTAGACGAATACAGTTCTTGTCAGATAAAAAGGAAGAAGAAAATGAGAGAAACAATAGTAGCAGCTCTGAAAGCGAAGTACGAAGGACAGAAGCTAGAAGCACTAGCAAATGTTGAAGTATACTTAACTAATCCCGCAGGGATAGGAGAGCACCCCGATGTTGTTGAAGCGGTAGATAGTCAAATAGCAAAGTTTGCTGAAGCCGAAGAAAAACTCGAGGCTCTTAAAATTTTTAGTGAATGGTAGACAGTAGAGCAAAAGGGGCTAGAGGAGAGTATTTAGTAAGAGACCTTTTGAGAGATTATACAGGACTACAATTTGAGAGAGTACCTTCGTCAGGAGCTCTTGAATACTTGAAAGGAGACTTGTATGTACCTCATGAAAAGAATAGATTCTGCATAGAAGTAAAAAACTATGAAGATTCTCCTCTTACAGACAAAATATTCACAGCCCCTAAAACAAATAACTTAATACGATGGTGGAAGAAACTTATCACACAAGCCGAAGGCGGTGGTCAGGAACCATTGTTATTTTTTAAATACAACCGATCAATTATTTTTGTAGTCACTGAACAGTGGCCAGAGCATACAGATCACTTTATGCGTATAGAGTGGCTAAACTGCTTTGTATTACCAGCAGAAGAATGGTTAAAAGAAGAAAAGCCGGAGTTTATAAATGGCGTTTAATTTTTCAGACAAAGTGGTAAGTCCAAACGAAAATACTGTACTTATAGTAGACGCATTAAATCTTGCGTTTCGATGGAAACATCAAGGAAGAACAGATTTTCGATACGACTACCAACGAACAGTAGAAAGTTTAGCGAGGTCTTATGATTGTAGAAATGTTATTATTACTTCTGATTGGGGGTCTTCTACTTATCGTAAAGAGATCTCGCCAGAATATAAACAGAATAGAAAAGATAAATTTGCCGAACAAAGTGAAGAAGAAAAGGCAGCATTCGAAGAGTTCTTTGAAGAGTTCGAAGCCGCACTCGACGTTCTCGAGGAAGACTACCCAGTCCTCCGATATCGAGGAGTTGAAGCG